GCTAGAATATCAGTCCTTGCTTTGTTTGCTACTTCCATACGATCTTTAATTTTATCAGAAAAACTATTTGCAATAATACCATGATTACCCTGATGTGATGGAGCTTTCCAATCAGAAGGTTTAATAAGATCTGGAAGGCCTAATGGATTTGGACGTTCAGGTTTAATGCCGACTTCCTTTGCCATATTCGCAGCCAAGACATTATCCCATGCTTTATATGGATCTACACCTAATGCATCTAATGTACCAATAGCCACAACACAAAGATCAATAAGACCATCTACAATTTCTTCAGCATCTTCTTCAAAGTGTGCTTTCTGAGTTTCTTCGAATTCTTCTTCGATAAAATCTAAGCGAAAATCTATAAACTTTTTTAAATCATATGGACTTGCGGTAGCGGTCCATTCATGTACACCATATTTGTTATGCATTGCTGCAATATCTTCTACCCAATTTTTACTCATTATCTTACTCCGATTGCGCTTTCTATAATTACAAGTGTAACATATACTGCGATTGCAATGCAAGCTATATAACCTGCACCGTATAAAAACTCTACTAATTTCATCATTTGATTGGTGCCTCTGGATTTAGTTGGTCCATACTATTCCACGTTTTATTTATTAAAACATTAAGTGTAGTGGACAACTCTTTTAACTCTACCATGTTACATCTTCCTACCAAAGTATCTCTGGGTGGATGAGTAACACTGCTGGTGGGATATTCATTCCTATCCGCTGGTTGTTGATCAACAGCTGCAGCTGGTGGGCCTTCGTAGTTATTAAGAAAGGCTATAAGTCCAGGCTTATCAGTAGGTACTTCATAAGGTTCAACTATACCAAACTGCTTCTTGGCATCTGTTTGATTGCCAGCGAACTTAGTCTTATCTTTATTGACATATAGTTTCATAATATATACTTCCTTCTATTAATTTATACTACTATTATAACACACTTTTTGCAAAAGTACATACTTAACTAAAAAATGATTCAAGTGTAATACTTCTTTCACTCTTCCAGCCAACTGCATCTAGCACAGGTTCAATGGCACCTAGGAATGTCTTTTCAAACTGCATATTATAATCCACATACTTATCTAGATTGAATTGCTTTGGCATGTAATCAATAAAGGCAATAACATTCTCCTTGATAGGATTTGGCTTGACTAAGTATGTAAACTTAACCTTGTCACCACTGGTTATCTTCTCTATTTTTCTGCTAAGCTTCTTATCAGTAACTAAATTGTTATGGAGGATTGCCCCACGAATGTGGATTGGCGTACCTTTCTTATATACAGTATCCTTATCTGTCCACTTGTTTAAGTTATTCACACCTCGAGGAAAGCTAACCTCTTCGGCAGAAGCTTGACGGAATGCAATCTTAAAGTTTGCTATGTCTGACTGGACAGTCTCCTCATCAGTTTCAATGATCCGCTTGAATATATCTTTTAATGCTTGACGACATATAGCTGGAGTAGATGATTTGATTGCCTCGATACCCATGATCTTTAATTTTGGTTTGGCATAACGAACACCTTCATTGTCATACACATTTAATATGTATCGCTTCTTTGCTGTCCATATACCACGATCAGCAATAACCTCACGACCCATAACCATATGGTTTTGAATACCACCTAGAGATTTATATAGACGATCATAACACTCAGTCAGTGCTCCTTCAAGCGCTGTAGAACATATCTTATCTAGGAAGTCTACAGGATTAACTGGCTTAAACTGTTTAACCAATTGGTCAAGGGTAACATAGACCGAGTCTGTATCAATGGCAACTACATAATCTTTATTAGTCTTTAGTGTTGTATTAAGATAATTGTTAAGGTTGTTCTCTGCCCAACGAATAGTCGCTTGACCAGTAAGAGTGATACCCTCGGCAATTCTCATGTCGAAGTATCTAAACCATTTATTACCCATCGCACCATACAAAGAGTTGAGTAGAATCTTAAGAGCCATTTGTTGGTTCTTAGCGATAGCTATACGTTTCTCAAGTGCATAGACTTCAGACTTTACTGTACATAATTCTAATTCTTGTTCAGCTTTAATTTGTTTTTGTTTATGACCGACACGTTCTGTGTAGATCTCTTGAATAATTGATGGTAATACGCCTAGCTTCTTGGTGCTGAACCGTGTGCCATTGACCGCTAAAGCTGTATCGGGAACATTGTTTTGTACTTGCCCCTTTAATACAGATTCAACATTGACACCCGGTTCATCATCCAGTAATATGGTCTCAGGCGACATATTGTATTGCATAATGATAGATGGATAAAGAGAGTTTAAGTCAAACGAACATATCCAATCGTGCATACCTACTTGAGGTTCTTTTACATAACCACCAGGATATGCACCTTTAAATGATTCAGCGTTCATAGGAACAGCAATGTGTTTACTATGTAAGTCTCTATAGATCAGTGAATCCCATATAGCCACAGTACCAAGTACTTGCTCATAGTTAACACCACCTTTATATGCCATGGTTAGACATAGAGTAATAAGACCAAGCTTATCTTCCATACGATCAATGAGTTCTACATCCTTGATGTTATAATCAATAAACTTTTGATAGTCATTGTCATATAATTCATTAAGGTCAGATGCTTCACCGAAGTCAAGCTTCCTCTCACCGAGAACAACATTAGCAATATGGTCAAGCTTGTATGATTCCTGTGGACCATACGAATAGCCGAACTTTTTAAAGATAGCCATATAGTCTAATATAGCAATACCTTTTAATTCATATTTAATTGTGGATTGACCGAAGCCTGTATGTGTCTCCCGCGCATCAACCATCTTCCATGGAGATAAACGTTTCATGGTAGATTCACCACATATCTTGGCAATACGATTAACAAGGTATGGTATATCAAAGAATTCTATATTCCAACCCGTGAGAACATCAGGGGAGGTAGTATTCATATGCTTAACAAACTTGTTTAAGAGATCTCTCTCATCCTCACACCATATGAATTCCACAGCATGGTCTTGCATTAATGATTTATCTACATCATAATCCATGCAACCAAATGTGTAATAGGTATCATCGATATTATTCTTTGTGGTGATTGCTGTTATTTCCTGATCAGCCAGAGCCGGCTCAGGGAAACCATCACCGAACTTACATTCTATATCGAGGGAGGTAACATTAATAAGATTACGATCCCAGGCGATATCGCCTGGAAACTCCTCATTAATATACTGCACAACATAGTTTGTATTGCCAAAGATTTTAAAAGAAGGGACGTCACTATATGACTTATTGAAGCTTGTGGCTTCACTCATATCATTAAAGACGATAGGCTCTACTGGTGTACCATCTAAGGCATTCCAAGAAGAGGCATCACGTGCCTTATTGCTAGTGACAAAAAGGGAAGGCTTGAACGGAACGGAATAAGAAATCTTATTACCGTTCTCGTAGCCAATGTATTTGATTACCTTGCCATAACGGAAGGCGTTTGTATAGAAAGTTTGATTCATGTGTATATTATAACACGAATCTTAGCATAAGTACATACTTTTATACTAATATTTTTCTATTATTTTCATTTAGTTGAATGACATTTTCGCCTTGAACCATCTTCTTATATTGACCTTTCAAATCTTCGGTTGGCTCTAGGTTAAACATAATATGATCTTTCTTAATTACCATATTATCAATTTCGCAATAAGACATATAAGGCATGAAGCCAATCTTACCCTTATCCGGAATTAAAAGAACTGGGTCTGTTACTGTTAATGTTAGACCTGACTGATTTACTACGTTTGCAAGAACCTCTTCACCCGATGTTAACCGGATTAATTTAATATCTTTCATTATCTATTTTTCCTTTAATTGTTTATTTCTATAGTCTGCAACTGCAGATTTTATTGCATCCTCTGCCAATACACTACAGTGTATTTTTACAGGAGGTAATGCTAATGCATCAGCAATTTGTGAATTTTTAATTTCGTCAACATCTGACACGTTCATTCCCTTTACCCATTCGGTTAATAAAGAACTTGAAGCGATAGCTGATCCACAACCATATGTTTTGAATTTGGCATCTGTAACAATGTTATCTTCAATCTTAATTTGAAGACGCATCACATCGCCACATGCCGGGGCACCTACCATACCAGTACCTACATTTGGATCTTTAGAATCCATTACGCCCACGTTGCGTGGGTTATTGTAGTGATCTAAAACTTGGTCTGAGTATGCCATGTGCCCCTCTCCTTTTTTAGTTAAACTTAATAAACATTATTTAAGCAGCGATTTTGCTACTGGACTTAATGCACCTAAATGAATTGTTTGAGGTTTATCTTCTTCTGGAATATTGTTCTCCAAAATAATAATAAGTAGACCATCAACAATATCAGCACCAATCACTTTGATTGTATCTGCTAAAGTAAATGCTCTCTCAAACCCTCTTGCCGAGATTCCACGATGTGTGTATTCTCTCTTATCTGTCCCGGTCTTTTTATTACCTGTAACAGCTAGAACACCTCCTTCAAGGGTTAGGTCGATATCATGTTTAGAAAATCCTGCGACAGCGATTTCGATTAAAAAATGCCCATCATCTTTCTTAATAACATTATAAGGCGGATAGCCTGAACCTCTAGCAACATCCGGATTAATTTCAGTTAGTGTATTAAAAAGTTGATCGAATCCAAGGAATGTATCCCTGGGAAAGTTAAATGCTAAGTTTGACATAATTGTCCTCCTATTAAATAGCAAGGTTAAAAGTGTAGCATCATGCTACGGTTAGTGTAGGCCCTTTCGGCATCCTACAAATTTATTTATACAGATATAATAACCTATATAGAATCTTTTTCTGTGTAACGTGCAAAATCCATACCAGTTAATATTATACACCCTGTGCCATCTTCGAATACACCAATTATTGTATATGTATTTGTTTTCACATTAAGGGCAAGTACCATATCAACTTTGTGAATCTTTTGAGTTCTAGCATCTTTTAATATCGCTCTGGCCATTGCCAAGGGCATTTCTCCATGTTTTTTTTCAACTAAATCAAATGCTATTCGATTATCAGAGTTGCAAGTAACTTCAGAGTAAAATGTTCTAGGTTCTGCAAGTGCGGTTGTAGCTACAGTAAAAGCAAGCGCTATAGCTATAAAATATTTTTTCATTTACTTTATACCGATATTATATTTTGGACATAGTTCCCATTCAGTTTTATCCTTATGAGATATGATTTTAATTTGGTTTAATGATGCTGTCTCGCCAATAGAAGTTACCGTGGTTAGTAAACCCCAGTCATCCATCAGTTTGACAATTGTATTTCTACGTTCTAAATCATTTTTAGTTAGATTAGATGGCTTACCGTCTAATAAGAATAACTCTTTAAAATGAGTTATAAAGTACCGACCTTGCTTATGTAATATATGGCAGGATTGAAATAATTTATTGTCTTTTTTAGATGCTACACCGATTCGTGTAAGTGTTTCGCGTATCTTAAGAAAGTCATCTGGCTCTGCCAGTATAACCTCTAACATCATATCTGGTTTCCAAGCCACCAGTTCATCGTTGAATTCCGCCATGCTGTATCCTATTCCTTATAATATTCAAGTTATCATTACTTAAAAGCGGAAGGACATCACGAGCCTTTTCATTACTATAACCATAATATTCTTTAATTATCTTAATGTCGTCGGATTCCGTTGACTTATTCCACTTAGAAAACCTATTACGCTTTCTAACTATATTTATAAGGAATTGGTATTGCAAACCGCCATCAAGATGATGATACTTATTCATCTCGTTGGCGTATATTACAGTATCTGGAAAGTAAGAAAGACCACGGTTTACCATAAAGGCATTGTAGTCTTTCTCATTCTCCAGTATATCTTTCTTACTGTTTGATATTGATTTAATTAATTCAAATGGATTCATAATATTATTATATCACAGTTTTTGGTATTGTACATACCTAAACCTCAGACACAAACTCCGTTGTCATTGGGAAAATCTTAGCAATCTCAACTGCAATAGCGCGGGCTAAGTCCATGTGTTCTAGTTGTGTACCATGGCCAGATCGGAGTTCAATGTAATGTATCCATGATCTTAACGTTGCATTAGCAAACAACCGTGAGATTGTATTACCTTCAGGCATCACACACCGTGCTTGCTCCTTAGCAATACCATTATCAATTGCCCATCTATATGCAGCTGATGCCGCATCAATTACAGTCTTCTGTTTTTGAATCCACCGTTGTTGTAAAAGTTCATCATCTACTTCAACAGAGTTTTGGCGGTTACTAGTATCTTGCAATCGAGCTTCTCTTAAAACGAATGGGTACCCCATGTCATTTGGATCAGCATATCTTTGGCTAAACTCTTGAAATGACATTGAACGATGCCTAAGCAATTGCCGTGCAATATCACGGGTTGTTTCAATGCCTAGAGTACAACTCACCATCTCAAGTGGTGACCAATGTTTATGCTTAACTAAATACCGTATAAGCTTATCGGCCGTGGCAGTATTCATTTCGTTCGCTGGATTAGATACACGTGCACAGTAACTAATTAGATCTTGTGCATTCTCAATACCAGCTTCTGTCAATTCGTCTGATGGCTGAGGCTTTACTACTGTCCATACTTTCATAGTATTCTCACGATGCTGTGTAGTTAGTCTTAACGTATTTTAAATTAGCTAGAACGAATGATCTCCATCCTTGTGCTTGAATATCAAATACTCGCATATATTCCTGTTGCTCTGATTCAATAGAACCTAAGAATTGGCCACCAGTTGCTTTAGGGTCAACACCTAAGTCACCCTTTGGCATCATGGCTTCAGGAATAAGATCGGGGTGAAGAGTACATCTCATTACACGTTCAGTACCATCTTTCTTTTCGAACATAATTTCGATTTCACCATCAAATAAAAACTCTCGCAAGTCTTTTGCAATATTAGGTCCTTTAATATTTTTCATTTCACATACCCAACTAGAATCATTCATTATTTGCATTGGGATCTTCCTCCATTAAGAATTGATTAATAAGCGTTAACAACTTTGTAAACTTTTCCAATTGATAAACAACATTGACCATAGCTAATGCTATAATAATTGTTGCGTAATTCGCTAGTTCTTCCACCGCAACTACTCCTATTTAAATTTAATTTGTGACATGATTTCAGTCATGCATGCCACCACGTTCAGTTCATGATCAGCCACAAAGCTATCCTTATAAGAATAGTCTGCTAGTATAAGAACCAATTGAGGTATACTCGAAGGTTCAACATACGTCAGCATGTTATCATAAACCATTCTAAATAACTTTGCGGATTCTACATCAATATTGTTTGTTACCCACTTACGCATATCTTTAAAGTTTTTAGATTTAAGATCACCCATCAATCCCTTCACGCTTGACTCAGAAAGAGTAACAAGAACTCCGGTATCGATATGACCACTCATACCATATCGCTGACATTCATTTATAACACGACGCCAGTCTGGTATGTATTTCATAATGAGTTCTGCAATAACTGCATTGTCATATGTAATGTTTTCGGAATCAAGAATGAATTGAAGCCTAGCCATGAATTGCTCTGCTATCAATGCCTTATTCCCTAAGTTGAATTCATATATAGAACATCTCGAATGGAGAGGCTCAATAATACGATTCTTGAAATTGCATGTAAGTATAAATCTACAGTTAGAGGAGAACTCCTCGATAAACCCGCGTAATGCAGGTTGAGTAGATTGCGGGTTTAGATAATCAGCTTCATCTAGGATGACAACTTTCTGTCCGCCTTGGAGTGATACGGTACTTGCAAACTGTTTGATTTTTCCACGAAGGGTATCAATGTTGCCATCTTCAGAGCCATTGACTAAGATATAATCTAAGCCTAACTCATTACATAACGCCCTGGCAACAGTAGTCTTACCTGTGCCAGCTGAACCTGTAAACATCATGTTAGGAAGTTCACCCTTCAAGACAATACTTTTAAAGGTATTTTTAAGGTCTTTGGGGAGAACACAATCTGCAATAGTTTGTGGACGATACTTTTCTACGAATAAGAATTCTTTCACTTGCACCTCATAATATAATTAAGCATGGTACTATTATACCATGCTTTTGTTAAAAGTACATACTATTATATATAATAATTACTTTACGATAGATTCGTATAAATCTTCGATTTCTTCTTTTTGCTGTTGGAACGTGGCGAAGTTTTGCTTGTGATAGATCTTAGCCAAAGCATTGACATGCTTCTTATCAATATCTACCTTATCAATTAAGGCTTCAGCAGCTTCTTTTTGAAACTCTTTCTCTGCGTCTACGCGAGCCATAGAGTTTGACATTTCTTTGATACAATCAAATACTTTAGTACGATCAAGTTGGTTACTCAGCATCGGTGTTACCTTGGTCAGTAGCTTCGTCAGCAGGTGGAGTTTGTGCAGCTTTAGCTGCTTCAGTAAATGCCGCTAAGCGATTACGTACTGCTCCAACATCTGCTAATTCACCACCTTCAAATGCTCCACGTTTAGTTACAATATCAATAATTGATACACATGCAGAAATATCGTTTAAGCTTAGTCCAGGGTTTTCTACTGGCGGTGCTACTTCTTCAGTCAAAGTAGGTTCGGTTTTATCTTCTTTCATATTAATCCTTATAGGTTGTGGTTTTATCAAGGGCTACCCAGTAATCTGTGTTGCCGGCGTTAATCAGTGCGACCTGCTTTTTGTCAATGCCAAAGACATATTCTGGAGCAGCTTTAAATTTAAAATTATTTATATCAAAAACAAATTCAAATTCAGCACTAGTATTAATATCGCAATTAGCGACTTTCATTTTAAATTGATTCGAGGTTGGATTTTGTTTATCCAGGATGACACACTCAATAGACTCGTCAACCTTACGGATACTTAAGTTACTGGTTTTAAGAGTAGCGGAAGCTTTGCGCAGTTGGTTTAATTCATCATTGGTTAGTGTGAATTTTAGATCATTACAATCTAAGTTAATATCATTAGTTGGTACTGTTAGGATATCGATCTCAGAGAAGTAATACTTAAACGAAGTAACACCATCACTAATGTTAACAAACTTTTTGTCTGCATCAAATTCCAAATTAGGATCAGTAAACATATTAAGACAAGCTAGGAATTCACCTAAGTCATAAATACCAAATTCATACGGCCAAGCGTTTGGTGCTTCAGGTTCAATATTAGCCTTTGCCATTAGAGTCTTAGAGACAGACATGGTACGAATCATTCCACCAGCTTCTCCGATTGCGATATTACTATTGATCGATTGGAAGTTATTCAATACATCTTTTATTTCATTACTAAGTTTCATTGCTAGACTCCTTTAAGTCATGTTCATTAATTGCCAATAGTGTGTAGTGCATAATCTTCATCAGATCTTGTCTATTCGCTCCGTCTTTCTTACCATATCTTGATGCGTATTTTAATACATTACCAAGACAAAAATCTAAACCTAACCCTGAGGCAGATATTAGATCCATGATTTGCACACCGTTTGCAGAAGAATAATGTTTAGAGTAAGTACTCTCGACATATTCGAATAGCTCGTGGATGTTGTTTTCTTCGTTAAATTTCATTTAAGTCCCTTTTTTAATATATGTATACATTATATCACACAAAGCTTGTAAGTACATACCTTTAAACTAAAATAGTTTTGCTTCATATCCTATAGTTGCTCCCCAATTATCTATTTCATATGATGGACTTAAATACCAACCATTTTTAATTACTCTAATTAGAGGAAGAATGGGGTATCTGGAGTATCCACTCACTAATCCCAGTTCTACAATTCCAAGC